TCAATGCGATTACAAATATATGGCATGTCAAACAACTGAACATTCCATCCAGTAATCACGTCTGGATAGTTTGTTTGCCAATAATCAAGAAAAGCAGATAGCATACTCTCTTCTTGACGAAAATGCATGTAGTCAACCATCGGATCTTTATTATCAAATGGTCTCGCACCCCATACAGTAATGCGACCAGTGAAGCTATCTTTGATAGAGATTGCGAGGATCTCTTGATCAGCAGATGCTACATCAGGAAATCCATTCTCTGCTGAAGTCTCAATGTCAATCGTGAATACACGGATCTTGCTACTATCAAACTTAATCTCATCCTCTGGATGTTCTTCGGCAATGTATTGATATAGAAATCTGGTGTTGCCGTGAATTTGAAAATCTTCTACTTGATCATACTTTTTTACAAAGTCTCTCGCCTCAGAAATAGATCCAAACTTATGTGGTTCTACGCAATGACCCTCAAGAGTTCTCCACTCAGAATAATTTTTTGTAGGGAGGTATAACGTAGGATTAAAAGGAACCCTAACGCTATACCTCGCTTCTGTACTTTTACCACATTCATAACCACGCACCAGCAATCGGTTGCCAGCTTGTTCAACATTAGTGTAAAACTTCATTCAGACTTTGGCGGATCAACTTTGAGCAGATAGACAGCAAGTAGTTTGCTGTTTGGATTGACAAGTGTGGTGATGTCAGAAGACCTGACAATCACCTCACGATCATTTGAATGGCGAGGCCATGGATATATCTCTCCATCACATTCTACCACATATGGTTCTCGTAGAACACAGTCGGGGTCACCTATTGAAGTGGCACCCTCAACCTCCTCTACTTGAGCGATAATCCACTCATTCGCCAGCTTCAGTAGGTTCGCTGTTGTCTCCATCCTGTTTTACCTCAAAGAAAAGTTGTTCATCCGTAAGTCCATACTCTTTTAACTTGAGTACATAATTATCAAGAATATTGTTGTCAGGATAAACAACACTAATGATATGTTCACCGCTCAAGCGATGCTCCTCAATTGGACTGTATGGGCACCATCTTTCATATTGAATAGGAACAGTTCCATCTTCATTTGGAGATCCAAGACTTAGAGCATATGGATACAACATTCTATATCCAACTACTTTATCATCATCTCCCTTAACTTCACCAAACATACACAGAACTCTTTCCGCAGTGGTAAGAGTTACAATGCGAATTCCATGATTAGTCTTCAGTTGCTCTGTCATTTTCTAGTTCCTTCTTCTGGGTGATTTTATTTTCATAAGCTTTTTGTAGTCCCGGTTCAGGACTACTGATTGTCATAACACAATCATACGGAATTTTAAACATGGTATCTGGAGAATATGGGTTCCACTTGCTAAAGCGAACTTGATATTCCATTCCATGTGCTTCTGTTAGATACTGAGGTGTAGTGCCATCCAGACTTAAAACATAAGGTTCGTCCATCAAAAGACAAATTCCTTTTTTATTATCGTCTTCACCATCAAAGACTTCTTTAAGTTCTGTAATGACACGATCCCCCGTCTTAAGTGTAACGATTGATACTGCCATAGTTAATAGTTATTTGATATTAGTTTAGCATCAAAAAGGGGCACCGTCAAGTGCCCCGAATATTTAGAACCACTTCTTTCTCTTTTGTTTCTCCGGAAGTTCTTTTCTCAACACAATTGTTAAAAGACCATCTTTAAAATCTACACTCTCAACTTCTACATCTTCCGCCATTTGCCAATTACGAGTAAATGACCTTTGAGAAATTCCCTTATGCTGATACTTGCGTTCTTTTTCTTCCTTTGATTTTTGAGCAGATACTGTTAGAACATGTCGTTCAGTTGCGACCTCAATATCTTCTTTTGTAAATCCTGCCAAAGCGACCTCAAGTATGGTTCTGCCATCATCTCCGTTAACCACGTTGTACAGAGGATAACTATATCCATTTCCCGCAATAGCTTCAAGTCTTCTGAATGTTTCATCTAATCCAATAGAATGTGGTGTATATGTTTCCCAATTAAATGTTACCATTGTCCTAAAAAAGCGACGTTTACATGTGACCCGTTAGGCATCACATTAATAATTATATACCAAACATAAAAAATGGGGATCGTAAAAACCCCCATGAATACTACGGTTTATTCGCCAACTACCTTTTTTCTGCCAATATTATATTTGCTTTCCAAAGTCCATTCATCCTTTTCCTTGAAAGCAAGCACTTTAATTTGATTAAGAGGAGCTAGATCACTAATTTTTTCTGGTGTAACCACAGTAACCAATCCCCAATCGCTAAGCAACTGGATAATACGATTACGACGTTGAAGATCATTCAAAGAAAAGTTTGTGTTTTTTCCATCAAGGGCAAACAACTCTTTAAAATGAACAATATAATACTTACCTTGCTTATGAAGAATATGGCAAGATTGATAAATTTTCTTTTCTTTGCGTGAAGCAACACCAATCCTGGTTAAAGTTTCTCGTACCTTTAGAAAATCATCAGGTTCTCCAAGAAGTACTTCAACCATGTCTGATTGTTTCCACTGGATTTCAGTTTCTGCGGTCATTCTTTCCACCTTTATCTAACACTTTTTTAATATGATCTAACTGATCCTTTGTGAGAACCCTAAGTGCCTGTAGAGCTTTATCGTCATTATAACCATAATACTCTTTGACTACATCAAGATAATCAATCGAATCTTTTTTTGCCCAGGGAGAAAATCTCTTTCTAGGTTTGAGACTATTTAGTAAGAAATCATACTGAAGTTTCTTTGGCAGATGAGAGTTCTTATTCATCTCATTCGCAAACAGTATAGTGTCAGTAAAGGAACTAAGGCAGCGATTAATAATATATGGTGGATATGCTTTCTCAGCATCAATATCATCTTCAAGAATGTTTTTCTTGGATTGATTGATGCTGTAAAGATAATCCTTCAGTTGATATGTCATTTAAATACGGCAGTTACATTCACAACCTTGGCGGTCGGGTTGCGAGCAAGAGCGGTGACACGGGCATCTTGATAGTTTGCCGCCTCAACGACCTCATCGAAAACACGACCATTGACGTAGAGTTGAACTTTAATTTTCATAGTTGTAAAGGACGAGTTCCTTGCGTTCTGCTTGATCTATTGTATAGGACCCGACCGAGCGCATCGTGTAGGTATGTGCAAATTCTCCAACTGTCCACTCCTTGAACCGCTCCCTCACGAGGTTGGAGCTATTGTATGAGACCAGTTGAGAGCAAGCAAACTCATCGCAAGTAGTAGCAAACTTATCGTGATCAAATCCTTTGTGCATTGATCCTTTATTCCCATAGAGATTATCCTTAATGTCGTAAGGAGGATCAAGATAAACAAATACATCTTTGTAGTTTGACAACAAACTTTCGTATGAATAGTTAGTAATCTTCCAATCTTTAATTAGATTACCATACTCTGGAATTTTCTCAATGTTATTCATAGAGAAGTTGCTGACACTTGCTTGTCCAGAAAAAGAAGAACTTTCAGTCAGTCCAGAAAAGCTACACTTATTGATAATATAAAAAGCAACCGCACGATAGAAATCTTCTGCTTCTGGGTGATTGAGTTGGATCTTCATTTCATTGAAGAGTTCTCTACCTTTTTCATAATATGCTTCCAGTTCTGCTGGAGTAGCATCACTTTTGTCTGGTACATCTCCAAGATCTTCTTTGTATCTTTTCAGACACTCATAGAGTTCTTTTGGATCATCACGAAGAACAGACCAGAAAGTGTATAGAGGATTATACAGATCGTTCACCCAGATTTGAATTCCAGGATAACGCTTGGTAACTTCAAGTGCTACGGAACCACCACCAAGGAAAGGTTCACGAAACTCTCGGTAACCTTCCAGATCTGGCATAAACTGAAAAAGTTTTGGAAGTGCTCTACTCTTCCCGCCCGGATAGCGCAATGGTGTTTTCAGGGATTTCAAAGTCTGGGGCATGATATTTAAGGTACTCTCTAAAAGTAAGTTTCATTTCTTTCTGCGTCATACCACAATGTTTGGCAGCAGCAGGTAAGGTCATTTTAGCACGAAAGAGAGCTTCATTTGCTTCTCTCACGTTATCTGGATTTGTTTTTACTGGAACATCATATAGGTCCCATTTACTAATTTTGAATTGGTTCATTTAAACTCGCAACTCATCATAATCTCAGTCAAACAAGCAAGAAGATTAACTTCTTGATCAGGAACAATTGTGATGTCTCGCATGTATTTTGCGATGATCAAAACTGCTTCTGGAATAGAAGCTGGTTTCAAAACCTCATACAAACTATCATAGACCTTACGCATGATCATACTGGGATCGTTATCCAGATGTTGAACAACCCAGTTCTTCACCGTAGTAAATTCTTTCTTCTTCAATGAAGTGAGTAGAGTGTCCAGATTGACATCAGCAACATCAACAAGAATAGCGGAACTGATAGCGCCAGTCGCAGCATAACGCTGGCATTCGTTGATGAGACGGCGCCAGTCTGGGTAATATCTTTTGATGAGTTTGGCAAGGACTTTATCTTCATATTCAACTTGTTCGTGGGTGAGAATAGTTTTAAGACGAGTAAAAAACTCTCCCTGAAGTTGAATTGCCTGATCTGGTTTGATCCTGAAATCCACGACTGTGCATCGGGAATGGAGAGGTTCAATAATCTTGTTGATGAAGTTACAGGTGAAGATGAAGCGACAATTGCCATGGAACTCCTCCACGGCGGTCCTGAGGGACAGTTGAACGTCGTTGGTGGTGTTGTCTGCCTCATCAATGATAACGACCTTGTGGGACGCCCCAGAGGTCAGAGAGATCGTTGTGGCGAACTGACGGACCCGATTGCGTACCGTATCCAGAAACCGCCCCTCGTCCGAACCGTTAATGACGATATAGGAAGCCCCGATCTCATGACATAACGCTTTGGCAATTGTGGTCTTTCCGACACCAGCAGTGCCAGTAAGCAGAAGGTTAGGGATTTCTTCTTGTGCGACAAATCCTTTGAATACATCTTTAATACTTTCAGGAAGAATACAATCCTCAACACACGAAGGACGGTATTTTTCCACCCACAAAAACTCTTTACTCATTCCAATTCTCGCATAACAATTTGTTTTACAATGTCAGTGGCATTCAGTTCTGCCCTCATATATTCTACACCATCTTCTGGTCTGGTGTGATCTCCGCAAGTAAAGATGTCACAAACTGCTGTGCCATTCTCTGGCCAAGTATGAATACTGATGTGACTTTCAGCAAGCATAGCAAAAGCGGTAACTCCTTGTGGTTCAAACTTATGTGACTTTAAAACAAGCAAAGTAGATTTACAGTACTTTGCTGCTTGAAAAAGTACATCTCTGATAAAACCTTCGTCGTCAAGGTCATCAGCAGCACACCCCTTCAGGGTAAAAAGAATGTGTTTCAATCGTCATGGCTCCAACGCAATATAGTATTTAAGGTCCAAATTCTGATTTGTCCATTCGGAAATCAAATGTTTGGATATTTTAACAACGTAGTCACCAGGGAACAGACGGATGTTTTCAATCTTAACGTCCAATGAATAATCGCCAGTACAATCACCAGAAATGGATTGCTCGTAAGTATTGCTGGTATCATTCTCTTTGTCACGAAGGATGAGTTTGATTTGATTGTCTTCGCTCTGGAAAGTCAGATCAGGAAGACTATAGACAGCAGATGCTTTTTGAAGAGAAAGAAGATCTTCACCAGTAATGTTGAACTGGATATCAGCACCAGGAAACTTTACATTCTTTTCGGGTGCCGACTTCAGCGTAATCTCTGGATCAGAAAAATAGTAACGAGCAGACTTGCCGCCACCACGAATATTAACAAAGTCGCTGGAAGAGAATTCCAGTTCAGGATTGTTAAACAGAGAGATGCCAGAAAGAAACTGACTGAGATCATAAATTGCGAAGTCCATCGGAAATACTTCTTCGCTTGAGAACGCTGCCAGAATGTTTTCCGCATTGCTGATAGTGCGTACTGTGCTTCCTTCTCGGAATACGATGGAGGAATTGATAGTGGAGAAGTTCTTAAGGACATCAAATGTCTTCTTAGATAGGATTACTTTACTCATCGGTTGTAGTCTTCACGGGTAGCATTTTTGTCATTGAAGTGTAGAAGGAGCACAGCATAATGTAGCACCTTCATAATGTCAAGGCGAGCACTACCTTTCTTGTCATACCGAGAAGCATATTTAAGAATATTGCTACGGCAGAAAGGTTCTCCATCACCACAAGCTGCGATTAGATCCAAAGTTTGAATTTGGTCATCACCGGCAGAGTAATGCTGTTTATAAGTGTTCGCAATATAGTCACGCAGTTCTTCAATGATTGCGTCTTCATTGTACTTAAAGTTCATTCTGTCCAAATGTGTTCAATATTATCATGGTAGCATTCTTCAAGGTTCCCGTCAAGGTCCTTGACAAATAATTTCATACCCTCGCCACCAAGGATACGAACGGTCTTGCCGCTTTTGAGAACGGCAAGACTATTCACATAACCGTGAAATTCATCAGAACGGATCACTGGCATTCTCTTCCTCCTTGGTTTCAACCTTAGCATCAATCTTATCATACAGTTCGATGAAAGATTGCTTGGTCTCATCATCAAAACGATTGACACAGACCTTGATGGCTTTGATACGATCCTGCCAGATGGCATAGGCACGGATGATGTGAACCAAGCGACGAGTGCTGATCACTTCATCAATACCACCATCACGGAAGGTTTTACGGATGATATCTGCCCAGTTGGCAAGGTTCTCACAGAACTCTTCATCCACGGCATTCAGAGCAGCAGATGCTTTCTTGAGAATGGTGGTCTCTACAGTCACGGTAGGATAGTCTTGCTCAAAGGTGAGAGCAAAACGCTCAAGGAAAGCTTCGTTGAGAACATTGGTGCCGATGAAGCGTCCATCCTCAGAACCCTTGCCCTTGGTATTGGCAGTGGCGAAGATGTTGAAACCAGCAGCAGGTTGGATGAACTTGCCAATCTTCTTCAGGAAGACACCCTTGCCTTCAAGAATAGATTGGAGACACAGGATCTTGTTGGATGCCAGGTCAACCTCATCCAGCAACAGAATAGCACCGCGCTCAAGAGCTTCGATCACAGGACCGTTGTGCCACACAGTCGCACCATTCACCAGACGGAAACCACCAATCAGGTCATCCTCGTCAGTCTCAATAGTAATATTCACACGGATCAGTTCTCGCTTGAGTTGAGCACATGCTTGCTCAACAGAGAAAGTCTTACCGTTACCAGACAGACCAGTGATGAAGGTAGGATAGAACAGACCAGATTGAATGATCTTCTTTACATCAGAGAAGTTCCCGAACGGGACATAATTAGCATCTTTGTCAGGAATAAGGTTCTGAACTTCCCGAACGGGAACAGGAATAGCAGGAGCAGCAGCAGGAGCATTATACACTTGCTCAAGCTTCTCCTGAACAGTCAGGTTCCAAGTGCCACGTTTCACATAGAAGTCACGCAGTCGCTTGGTAGCAGTAGCATAGGTGATGCCAAAGACACCACAAGCATCTTGAACCTGGGCAGCATTGATATCGTTACCAAAGTTGCTGGACAGGTACGAAGTCAGTTGCTCGGTAGTCACGTCAGATTTGGCAGGCATGGAAGTCATTTCGTTGATGAACTTAGTATAGGGCATACGGGTCGGTTTGGCGTCAGACCCAGGACGGTTTGCGAAGTGGCATACGCAGATAGTTGGATGCCACCCATGGTTTGCTGGCAATATACCTTTTGTATGCCGTAAAGGTATCAATGCTACTATCTAATTTATAGAGATCTGGCATAGCTCTGGCAAATGGAGTTACACTGGTGATCTTACCTTTAGGGAAAAGATAATATGCTTCCAGCAAAGTGTTGTAGCAAGAATGAAACTTGCCATAGCGAACGGAGTATTCATCGCATAAATTCATACCCCATTTGATCAACCAGTAGGCATTGTCAATAGTTTCTGCTGCCCATTTAGTACATGGGTGATTACGAAAGGCACCTTTCTCTGTGCGATATGCGATACCATCAGCTTTGTGAATTGGTCCGTAATTATGATACCACTTGGATGCCACGATGGATAACATCTGGCAACACTCAAGTGGCATCTTTACGATATGTTTATCTGGCAAACAAATGGCACTCTCGGCAGGAAATGGCGAGGTGACAAAGATGTTCATGCGACATACTCCACGAAAGAATTAAGAAGTTTTTTGTTGGTGGATTTAGAATTCAGCATCTTTTTAAATGCTTTCGTAATATCACCTTTCTTGGCACCGTACTCTACATCAAAAGCAGAGGTTTCGTCAAGAGAGTTGTTACTAATGGCATACAAAGCAGTAAACGATTTGGGATGAGGAATGATGGCAGACTTTTCTTTTTTCCACTGCTTCTGAATTTCACCATAGTAAGCAACGTCGGCATACGAGCAGACAAAGTTAGAGAGTTGGGAACCAGAAAGAATACGGAAACCCAACACATTCACGCCAGGGTTACGGTCACGCAGTTGCTGAATGAAGGTATTGGTATTACCTTCCCATCCTTCAAATGGCATA